GGCGCTCAATCCGTGCCCCTGCGGCTATCGCAACGACCCACGGCGGGAGTGCCATTGCACGATCCCCCAAATCGAACGCTACATGGGGAAGATTTCCGGGCCATTGTAGTCTCACTCATATACGGCTATCAAGTCCCCTGAAAACCCCTGAAATACAGGGGTTTCTGAATCATCTTGTGGCCAACTCTTCGCAGGTATAAGCTACGGGTTTCAATTTCCCTTCATGGGCGGCAATCATGGATGGCACGGTCTTGGCTCCCACCTGCAATAACCTTTCAGCGTATCTCGCTTCTGACTCAACACTTCCCATTTTCATTGCTGGAAACAGTCTTTCTATCCTGAAGTCGTTTCCAGACGAGTGCATCGACTGTGCGATGACGAGCCCTCCGTACTGGGGGCATCGGCAATACGCTGAAGAGGGCATCGGTCTCGAATCCAATTACAGAGACTACATCGCAGGTCTGTTGGGAGTCTTCTTGGAGTTGCGGAGGGTTTTGAAACCAACTGGGTCGTTTTGGCTGAACATTGGCGACAGCTACTCAAGCAAAAGACTTGTCGGCGTACCGTGGCGAGTAGCGGTTGCAATGTCGGATGAACAAGGGTGGATACTGCGAAATGACGTAATCTGGAACAAAGTGAAAGGCGGCCCTGACAACGCAAAAGACAAGCTCCGAAACGTCCATGAGCACCTTTTCCATTTCGTCGTTCGTCTTGGTGATACAGGACCATTTGTTGGACTATCTACAGGCCGAGTTCAATTTCACACATCTGAATGAAGCCCGCATTGGCGACACGATGCACATTCATGCTTACACCCTTGACGAAAGTGACGCACTTCGCCTCAATCTGGCAAGGCGTGTGAGCACTGACGCCGCTGGGGTCGCCAAGTGCCTGAATATTCAGGCCGAAACAAAGATGGGGCTTGAGACAATCCTAGAGGACTTGAATCGAAAACTGTCGGACAAGACGCTACTCCAATTCGGCTTCGTTCCTCCACCAGCGGAATCGACCATGCCAACGGAGTAATCTGCGAGTCACACTCTACATACCTCCAGAATCAACCCCTGGAGGAACATGCTGGTAATCTCGAATCCTGGTGAACGTCTGTTGCTCGATTGGGCGCTACGGCTCTCGACCGCCCCGGCCCTGAAACTCAAACTGTACAGCAACGACTGGACGCCTGACGCTGACACCGTTGTTGCCGATCTTACTGAATGCACGTTCGGCGGGTACTCGGCCCACTCGCTCACCCGTGCGGCCTGGATCGCTGCCACCACTGACACAGACGGTACAGCAAAGACCGCACAGTCGGCCGTCAACTGGACGGTATCCAGTAGCGGCAACGTCTACGGGTATTGGGTCGAAACTGACGAAGCTACCCCCGTCCTGGTCTGGGCTGAACGATTCGGGATTCCCAGAGCCGTTGAATCCGGTGACACCTTCTCACTGACACCGAAGTTGTCGTTCAGTTCCAGGTAATGCAAAGGGCCTTGGAGTTTTCCAAGGCCCTTTCTCTTGCACTAGCTTCGCAGGTCTTACGTCAATCCGGCCGTATTGATCGACATTGTAGCAATGTCTTGCCCCGCCAACTGGTTGTTGAACTCGACCACATACGGGTCAATCTCGGTTCCTGTGCCTGACACAGAAATTGAACTCGGTTGGTCAGGCCAATACGTCTGAATACCGGTTTGTAGCGCACTGGCCCCGCCCGTGTATTCAATTTCGCCGGTGTAGCTGCCGCCGCCAAATCCCACAATGTACGTTCCACCTGTTGCCCCAGTGATGACAATATTCTGAATCTCGTTTTGTCCGCTCTGGGCGGCGGTCTGTACGGCTCGTTCGGGAGTGCCAGAGTAAGCCTTGCGTGAAGGATCGCTGCTGTTGATTCCCACGCTGACGGTCGGGGCCTCCCACGAAGCATGATTGATGGTGTAATCCCCGCCCGAACAACTGTATTGTGAGGTGTTGCCGTCCACAGTCACGTCAATTTGTCCGGTCGTGGCTCCGTTCAAGTAGACATTCGTGTAGGCGTTGGAAACTCCCTCTTCGCCTGGGTACGTCTGGCAACTTGGGGCAACGGGGATTTCCACCCCAGCATAGTTCACCCCAAGTAGCGTGTGACTGTTGTAGTCGGCGAGGTATTCGACATAGAAATTCTCGGCATCGCTGCTGAACTGAATTGCATACGGGCCGACCATTGAATCAATCTCGCTTTGCCAATCTTCCCCGGCGCTGACAGTCACGTCGATGTTGCCGGGCTGGAAGGTGAGAACCGCCGAACCTCCCGCAATCGAGACAGCGGAGAATCTATGAACTTCGTGTATGGCCGGTTGTCCGTCCTGAACCGGTGTCACTTGGGCGTCGATGCCAGTGTTGAGCCAGTTGCCCCGCTGACCAATGACGGCCCATTCTGTATCACTAACTTGAACCACAGTGATCGACACCCCTGTACCGTTGGCCTGCAATGATTCCTCACCGGCAATGGTGTCGCCCTCCTGGGGTTCGACAAGCAACAGACCTTCGGCCTTGTAGAACGTGAAAAATGTTCCAACTGTTGTACTGTCGATTTCTGGTAGTGTGTAGGTGATTGGATCGACAGAGACGGGGGCGGTGCTGATGATTTTCCCATGATCGGCCAGACTGACATTGTACTGGTCGTTGTGCTGTTCAACCGTCTTCTTTGGATTGCTGTCTACTGCTGACCAAGTGATTGTGCCGGTTCCATTGTTCTTCAAGTACCCCGCCGCATTCGCTGGAAAGGCATCGACGGCCGACCATGACAAGGAACCAGCGCCGTTGTTCTTCAAGTATCCAGCGCTGTTGGACGGTAGACCATTGCTCGGAGTAGACCAAGACAGGGTTCCTGATCCATTGTTCTGGAGGTATCCAGCGCTGTTGTTGGGGAGAACTGCGCCGCCCTCTTTCCAAATTGCGGCGTTGTTGGTGTTGGAGACACAGTGATAGACCTTGCTGGTTCCTGAATCAATCCAGTGCCAGAACGGATAGAACCCGTGCGCTAGATCGTCGGTTGTGGTCGGGGCCCTGGAAGTCGTCGTTGTACCTGGGATGCGGTCGGCCAACGCCTTCAGGTTGTTTTGCAGAAGTAGCCCGCCGTCGCCGGTCGGGTCGGGGGTCAATACGGTTAGTCCTTTATACGTGGTTGTCATAAAGACTATATAGGGTATGAACCTCGCATATCTCACCCTCGATCAACTGGCCTCGCTGACGGTCTCACAACTGGCAGCGCTGACCCTCGAACCCACGCAGTTTCGGCGTGTTGTCACTGTCAGTGCTGAAAGTGTTCCGGCCGACCTTGATGATTTTCTGCTGACTGTCACGTTCCCCGATGACAGGCCAGACCTTGAACTGTGGGCCACTGATTCAGCGGGAATTGAATTGCCCTGTGAGATTCGCAATCGTGGCGAACTGGTGAGAATGTTGGTCAAGACGCCTATCAAGTCGGCTGTAGACACCACGCTGTATATCAGGATCGGGAGGTAAGATGTTAAGAACTTTGACACAGAGCGAACTGGGAACCCTCACACAAGTGAACCTCTCGGCGCTGACCATTGAAGACCCGATTGTTGCGTCTGCTTCTGGCGGCGCTGTCCTTGGAGGTTCGGCCGTCGTCTTTGGTTCCAACTACTGGCGGCGCTGTCCCTGTGCCGAGTTTTCCGAATCAATGGCCGGGGGAATCGTCGCCACAGCAACAGCCGATGTTGCTCTCTTCACGATTGGCGGCGGCGCTGTCGTCGGAGGTTCGGCAACTGTCCGCATTCAGAATTACCTGTATGACGGCCTGATCGCTTGCTGGCCGCTTGACGAGACCGGCATGGGTGTTGAAGAGGAGTACAAAGACCATACTCGCAACATGCTTCACGGCACGGGAGGTTATCAGACTGTGGAGGGTGAGATTGTTGTGCAATCCGAGTTCGACGCAGAAACAGGCGAGATTCCCGATTTCAACACTGCTGGCGTTGCTGTGTGGGGCGCTGGTGATCCAGAACCGTCAGAGGAGCCCACCGATTACATAGAGTTCATGGAGGGCGGCTTGCTGGCAACGGGAGAGGCCACTGTATTGTCAACCGGCCTGGAGGGTGTTCCTGTGGTTGCGGGCGGTGTCGATTGCTACGTCTCGCAGTTCTTCGGCGGGTCTTCCATGATTCGCATTCCCGCTGATGACCATAGCGGGCCGTTCTCGGTGTCGTTGTGGTTCCGGTCAGACCACACAGAACCGCAACCCCGAATCCTGTTCAGTCGGGGGCATGACACAGACAACAATCGGTCTGTGTTCTTTCTCGGTCACAATGCGTTTTCGGAGTTGTGGGCCGGGGCGCTGAAAGAGGATGGAGAATTGATCGAGGTCTACGGTAATCGACCACTCCAGACGCAACGTTGGTATCACCTGGGGGCGACGTTCGACGGCTCGACGCTGGCGGTGTTCGTCAATGGTGCGCTAGAATGCTCGGTCAACTGCCCCAGCATCGAACCCCCGAACAACTCCGGTGCTCTCGGTTCGCTGTCTTACGGTGCTTTCGCTCTGGGAAGAATCCAAGAGGTTCGGTTGTTCGGTGATGTTCGGTCGGCCGACTGGTTCACCACTGAACGGAGAAACTTCTGTGACGCTGGGTTGTACTACTGCGGCCCGCTTGAGGTTCTGGCGTGATCCACAACACGGGCGCACATACGGCGGGCGGGGGCACCGTCTCTCTGTGCGGTCGTCAGTGAGGAAGCCACAGCGGGAACAAATCCAACGGCCTCGGTTCGTTCTGATGAAATAACAGTTAGTCAAGCGGCTCCTCGATAAATGCTTTCCAGAAGGCACAGTTGCTCTGACAACTCGCCAAGTCCGAATCCCCAGAGACCACTAACAAACCTCTCCCAATTCGTTCCATTGCCAGGAATGGGAAAGGGGTCTCACAGTTGAACTCGGGGCGTGTTTCTTCTGGGTCGGGAATTTCGCTGTTGGTCTTTGCCAACCAAATTCCTTCATAGACGTGATTCGTGGCGGCGTGATAGATGGCCTCGATCCCCCAGAGCCAGCCAACAGATTGGTTCATGCTGCCCGTCCAGCCCACACAACTCCCATTACAGCATTTGTTGGGTGATCCGATTTCCATTGACGATCCCACGGCGGCAAGCCAGTTGTTGACGTTGATGTTGTTTCCCCCGCCCCAAGTCGGGTTGCCGTTCTCATCAGTCCCACTCCGGTATCTGTACTCACCCTGAATGTAGATGCGGCCTCCCTGTTGAAGATAGTCCCGGCAAATGCTCGAACTCATCACCTGTGTGTCTGCATCGGGGAACGTGTTGAACCTTCCCAAGAATGCGGCATTGCATTCCCAAATCTTGTTCGGGTTGTCTTTCAGGTTGTACCAGTAGCGATAGGCTCCACAGTTGTAGATCGGCGATTGCGCCGACCACTCGAAACCGATTGTGATGCAACAGGAGTCGCAGGGGTTGAATTTCCTAAGCGCCATGTCGCCCCGGTGTTGTTGTGGTGTCAATGTCCGAGAGTGGTACGGCCTGCGGTTGAAAATCTCCCGACCACAGGGAGCTACCTCCCGCACTGCTCACACAGTCGGCGGCGCTGACCCACCAAAGACCACTGTGATAACTAATCTGCACAACAGGAGAGGTGCGGCTGTTGATTTCCTGCCCGAAGTGATTGCCCACCTGGATTCTTCCCAGGTCTTGCCAACCGCCGCCGACAACGAACTGATAGACTTCGACGTATCCGGTTCCGGGGCTTGTGCCTCTCCGCTTGCCAATCTTGCCCATGACCTGACCCCATTTCATATCCGGCCAGTAGTCGAACAGCATGTACTCTTGGTTTCTGCTGGGCCACATTCGCACCCGTTCACCGGGGAAGACGAACGGGGAATAGTATTTCGCCTCCACAGCGAACCCTCGATCATCCCAAATGCTGCCTGATCCCCAGTTGTCATTGGGGGCGAGTTTGTTGGATTGGGTCTCTAACATCGTCCAACTGTAAATGCGTTTCTGTTGATCCCCGCCTGTGATTTCGGCCCAGAAACCCTCTGACGTTCCTCGGTAGTTGTTGTAATACGGGGCCGGTGCGCCGCCCTGGTTCTCGATCCTCTTGACGGCGGCGGCAATGCGTTCGGCGGCGCTGGTTGTAATCTTCACGTAGTCAGGCATCAGACCCTCACATTGAATGACCAGTTGCGGCGGTTGTACAGTCGGAAACTCAACCAGTACGGTTGGCCTCCGGTGCTGATCGGCTGTCCTTTGCCATTCAAGGGAACCGGGCTGTTGACGGGGACACCATTGACCATGATGTTGTATTTGGCTCCCTTCACCAATTGTCGATAACCGGCGTCGAGAATCACTGTATCCCAACCGCCTGGATCGGGGTTGTACTCGGCGGAAAAATTGACCGTCCAATACTGACCCCAGTTCTCGTCTTCCTGCTTTTCTCCCTCGAACGTCAGGCACTTCAACGTACCGGCCTTGCCTCCCAACCAAGTGTTGGCATTGACGGTATTGATGTATCCCAGGGCGGTCGGCTCGTCATACATCAATTCATTCTGGGTGACAGTGAGAACGGCATGGGCGCTGTCTCTTGTGACGGGTTCGGCAAACGGGTCTCCACAACTGTTGGCAATCATCTTGCCGTCAATCGTCCACAGCACATTTTGCGGGACATTGACGTGAGACCATTTGACTTTGGCTTTCCGTCGCCAAGGTGCTAAACTCTGATCCCCGCCGCCCCCACTGCTGTTGCTGTCGGCGGTTCCATACTTGACGGTGACAATCCAGACTGTACCGTCGTCGCTCTCTCGCTCGGTGCCGATGCCTTTGCAATAGCAGGTTGAATCACCGGGAAAGAGGGTTCCCCGTTGAATGCCGGTGTGATCGACGAACGCCAACCCAATGTCTACGCTGTTGACGAGTGGGTCTGTGGTGAGAACTCGATACGTCTCGGTGTAGGTCTTGGTGACTTTGCCGTTGCTCTCGCTGGCGTCCGATGATGTTGTTTTGTGTTTGCCCAGTACGGTGATACTCATACCGTATTTAGGGCAGTCGTTCAGAAGTCCATCACAACAACACCGGCTTCAGAGTCGGCCATTTTCTCCAGGGCTTTGACGGCTTTTTGTTGCTCGGTCAACGCCTGGGTCTGAATGTTGACCAACTTGACCTGGGGGTTGTTGTTCTCACCCATGCTGCGCCAGTTGAGGAGGGTTTGATAGGCTTCTCGGCTGTTGTACTGCATGGCTCCTGCATACTGGGAGTTGCTTCCCAGGAGATTGGTTTTCGCCTGGAGAACTCCCCGGTTGTACAGGTCTTCTGTCATGTACGGCTTCCATTCCTGGAGTCGTTGCATTTCGGCTTGGAACTTCTCGAAGGGTGTCCGGGTGCTGTCTTCCAACTGACGGCCGAAGTCAGGCATGATGGATTTCAACGAATCCTTGTACTGGGAACTCGCCATGTCGATGCCGTTCTTGGCGGCCCACTCGTCAAGGGATTTCTTGCGGTCGTTGTAGGCTTGCATCTGTTGCGCTGGTGACTGTGCGAACCCCAGCCCCTCTTGGAGTTGATTCTGTTTCGCTCTCCATTCCTCACCTGTAATGATGCCGTCTTTGAGTTCTTTGTTCAGGCGGGCTAGTTCCGTCCAGTAGTTCTTGAGCTTGCTGGTTGCGGTCTCGGGGATTCCCAGGATATCCCGCTTGGCATTGTCGGCGGCTTGGTTGTACGCCGTCTCTCCAATCTCTTTTCTGATCTTCGCCAACTGACGCATTTTCTCGTTGTAGTCGGCCAACGGGTCTTTCGCTCCTGACAAGTCACCCTTCAACTGTCTCACCTTCTCGTTGTACTCGTCTTGGGTGATCGCTCCTGCCTTCAATGCGGCCTGTGCCTTGTCGATGTTCTCCCAGTAGGAGCGAATCGGGGAAGAAATGCCCGCAACCTCCAGACCGGCCCCCCGCATTTCATAGTTGTATTGGGATTGGGTGATCGTCCCTTTGTTCAGGGCGTGTTGTAGGTCTGCGATTCGTTCCTTGTATTTGTTGAGCGGGTCAGCATCCCAGACCTGTTTGCCAATCTCTTTGGCCTTCAACAGAACGTCTAGGTCTCTGGCGGCATTGACGCTCTCTCGGTTGGCTCCCTTGACTTCGGCGGCGTAGATTTCGGCCTGACGGGAGGATAACCCAAAGGCTCCCGCTTGTTCGGTGAGTTTCTGAACAAGATCGTCACCTGTCTTGGAGAACTCGGCCATTTGTTGCATGGCGGTATCTGTGCCAGTCTTTCCCTTGCTCTTGTTGCGCTGGTCTCGAATCTGTTGTGACCACGGCGCTTTGTCGTTCTCCCTCGCTGCCTTGTCCTGGTCGATTGCGAGTTTTTCCAAGTCCCAACCGGCTTGAAGTACGACGTTCCATTCAGGCATCCTCAAATGTGCCAAGTCCCAAGCGGCGGTTCCAATCTGTACGATCCAACCAACCAACTGGGTAGCGTCTCCGATCATCCCCGTTAGCTCGGATTGAATGTCAAGGAACAGGGTCTTGATATCCTGCGCTAGGTCGATGAATCCACCCAATACGCCGTCTGTGGGATCGAGGAATGAGGCCCACGAACCGAGTTTGTCTTTGCTGTCCAGACCGGCCTGTGTCATTAGCTCAAAGGCGGCCTGAATGTCGGGAGCGAATCGGATCGTGATCTGCTGCCACCAACCCGACCACACTTTGCCGTAGTCGTTCATGGCTTTCTTGGCGTTGAACACAGAGGCGGCCTGTTCTGGTGTAATCAACAGACCGAACTTGTCGAGCTTCGCCCGTACCTCATCAATGCCCTTGCTGCCGTTTCTGAAGACGGCTTCCAGTTGTCCACCTTCTTTGCCGAACAGGTCTATCAAGAGACGTACCCTGTCGCCCTGGTTGCTGATCTTGCTGATTGCATCGGCAACGGCCCTGAACTTCTGGTCAGGCGTCATTTGATTGAGTTGTCGGGCGTCCAGGCCCAATTCCCTGAACGTCGATTGCAGACCGCTCGCACCTTGGGCGGCGTCAGAGATTTTTCCCTGTAGCTTGATTACCGAACTCACAACGTTTTCTTGTTCGAGCCCGGCTTTCTTGAACAGACCTGTATAGACCTGGAGTTGATCGACAGGGAGACCGACTTTGTTGGAGAGTTTGTAGAGTTCGGAGATTGTTTCCAGTTGCTTGGAGACTTCCGACTGCACTTTCTTCAACGCCAGGAATCCCGCAACAGGGGCGGCAATCTTCGTGGCCAGTGACAACAGGGCCGTTCCGCCCTTTTTGGTGAATGAATCGAAGACGTTCCCCAAGTCCAGGTCTTTGCGGAGACCGGTTGCCGTCTTCTTGGCTTTGGCAGCGGCTTGCTCAAACTGGGAGGTATCACCCCGAAACAATACCAACAAATCTTGCACAACGGACAAAGTGAACCTCCAATAATCGCATTCGACATTACTACATTATGTAGTCATGGAAAGCAGTAATCGAACAATACACAACGCCAACCGGGGAGAGCTTACGCTTTCCATGACACCCGGTTGGTGTTTTCATTTTGGAGGCTCATGGAAAGCGGTATCTATGCAATCGTCAATAAGGTCAACGGTAAGCGGTATGTCGGCAGTTCAATGAATCGACGGAGACGCATACAGGATCATCGGAGTTCGTTGGTTCGGCAGGATCATCCGAACCAACATTTGCAACGGGCTTGGAACAAGTATGGAGAAGAGAGTTTTGACTTCATCTATGTTGAAGATGTACCAGAGGACTTGTTGCTTGATGTTGAACAGAGATACCTTGACGAGAACACGAACGGATACAACATAGCGGTCTGCTCTACTGCGCCAATGAAAGGACGGAAACAGACCCCAGAAGCAATCGAAAGACGGTCAGCAAAAATGCGGGGGCGAAAGTGGACGGCAGAACGCAAGCAGAGATTCAGTATTGCAAGGAAAGGAATCAAGCTGAATCGAGTAAAGCCCTGTTCGGAGGAATGCAAGCGAAAAATTGGAGACGCCAACCGGGGGAGGAGTTTCACTTCCGAACAATGCAAGAGCTTCGGAAATAGTATGCGTGGTAAACAACACTCGGATGAGACCAGACGAAAGATGGTGGAGGGACAGAAAGCCTATTGGGCCGCACACAAAGAGGAACGTCTTGCCAATCGAAAACCAATGACGGACGAACACCGTCAGAGGTTGAGTGAATCCATCACTGCGGCTTGGGCTCGGAGGAAGGCTCGGGAGGGTTCCTAACCTTACCTCCGAACATTGCTCTCATGCGGGCGCTGATCTCCTGGGGTGTCTGTGGTTTTGTTGGCTTCCAACTGGGGACAAAATCTAGCGGCTTCGTCTTCGCTCCCAACGCATTCACGATTGAACTCGTCTGTATCCCCATTTCCAACCAACTGTCTGGCAATGGTTCCAATTCGTTCAACGCAATCCATTCCTCCAATTCCCCGTCCCCCAGTTCGGCCAACAACTGGGCAACGGTTTTCCCCAACGTCTGCGCTAGCTTGAAGACGAATCGCTTGGTTGGGTTGTGGAGGAACTTTTTTTTAGCTCCTCAATCCGTTCCCTACCCATGCCGTTCAATTCGAGTGCGGCCTTTCCGACTGCATCCAAAAGGGTGTACGGCAGTTGTTGCAACTGTGGTACATCTTCCTCGGTGAACAACAGACAACCCTTTTCGTCGCAGGCAGTGAAAACGACGAAAAGGGCTGCGGTTGTACTGTGATCGTCGCCTGTCAAATGCTCCGACCATTTGACCCTCGCCCACGCTGGCATGGCACGAACGTAGACGGTTCCCCATTCCTCGGTGTCAACGGGAACCGTTTTGGCAGTGATTGACAACAGTTGTGTCTTGTCCAAGTCGCTCCTTATGCCTGTGTCCATTCAGCATTGAAGGACAAGGTGATTGACAGTTCAACGTTGCCGTCTTCCTTGATGCCTTGGAGCTTGTAGGCTCTGGCATAGGCGGCGGCGTTGCTCCAGGTTTCCAGAGCGGCCTGTGCGTCACTCCAAATTTCGACGCTCACGGCCTGGACGGTGCCTGCCTGTGCCCAGTCAACCAAGACGGTGCCGTGTGTTGCGGGGTGGTACTGTACGGTCAAATCCATGTCAGCCACTTCGGCCTTATTGGCGGGGCGGGTCTTCTTGATCGTGTCGCCGAGAACGTCTGTGGCAATCTTGGCTCGTTCGACGCTCAAGTCACCAATACTGATGACGTTGCCCACTGCTGTACTGCCGATCTTGAAGACGGTCTTGTTTCCATATGCGAATGTCTCGCTCATATTTCATGTCCTCTGTTAGGGTCAGAGGTATTTAGTCGAGACGGTTAAGAATTGTGGCGAATGCTCCATTCCTGGTGCTGAATGAAATACGTCTCTTCGCTGCCGTCAGGGAGGGCGAAAATCTCGGAGGTCTGTCTGTTGAGCCAGACAATCCCGTAGGATGCGCCGATGCTGCCGCTATACCCGTCCAACGTTTCACGGATTTCATCGGCCAGGGCGGCGGCCTCCAGGTGATCGGGGCTGATGATATCCAGGGTCAGCGTCGAAAGACTGTGGCCCGCTGGATCGCTGACTAGGTGTTCTGGGTTCGTGTCCAGACTGTAGACCACAGCGGGGAACGTCCAATCGTCTCGACGCTGGGGGAGGATTTCGGGGTACAGCGGGGCGTCAATGATGCTATCGAGGAATTGATACAGGTCGGAGGTCGTCATGCTGTAGATATTCGTTTCGCCAGTCGTTTTGCCTCCCGTTCAATTCCTTGCGTCACGACTTGTTGTATCCTCGCCTGTGCCTCCTCTTTGCTCTCATTGAATGCGTCCAGCAACCACGGCTGCGGTGGGATGACTTTACGGTCGTCTTTTGGGGTGTATTTGACGCCGAACATTGCAAACAGTTTCTTCGCCTTCTCGCTCGTGGCTCGTCTCAATCCCAGTGATCGTTTGCCCTGACGATGGCCGTAGAAGAGAAATGCGCCGTAGAACGTCTCCCCGGTGTAGTTCTCCCAACCGGATTTCAACCTGAATCCGAACTTACCTTTCTTTTCTCGCATTGGTTCGATGCGCTGGGCCTCTCGCAGTGCGCCGGTCTCAACTGGTACAAGACGGTCGGCAGCAATGGCAGTGATCGGGATGGCTTCTTTCAACGCTTTCTTCAGAATGCGTTTCGCTGCCCGTAGTCCGAACTCCTCCAACGCTTTTTCCAGTTCCCCGATTCCCAAGAGGCTCTGTTGCTTCATGTCACCTCAATTGCTGTAATCTGTAGCTCCCTGAATCGCTCGTCAGGAATCGGGTTGCCCTTGATATTGAGATGCCTCGCTCCCCATTTGATACGGTCTGTGGGTTCAACATCACTACGGTAGCGAATGGTGATTGTGTGTCTCGTCAGTGTCGTCTGTTGTTTCTGGCCCTGGTCGTCACTGTCTGTGGTCTCGATCCTCGCATGAACTGTCCCGTAGGTCGCCCACGTCATTGTGGGGTGTCCGGTAGCGCCCTGGGTTGGGGTGCTGTGCTGGAGTTCGATTGTGTGTCGCAGTTGTCCCGCTCTCATGCAACCCCCGGTATCGTCAGTTGGTCAATGAGACGCTGAACCCCTAGCGGTAGTTCGTTGACTGTGCCATTGATGACGGCTTCTCGGTTCTCAAACCAGTTGCCGACCAGCAACAGAATTGCGTGTTTCGCCAAGACGGGTACGGCGGCTCCGGTGACGAATCGCACGGTCACAGCGTCCGGTCTGTGGTAGGTGATCGGCCAGAATGTATGGGGTTCGATCCAACCAAGCGTCTTGGTGGGGCTCATGGTGTAATAGTTGGCGGCGTCAATGGTCTGTTCGTCGTTGGCGGCGTCGAAATACTTCACACTCGACACAGACGACAGAATCCCTCTCGGCAACTGGATTGCATCAGTTGCAACGCTGGGGAATCTGCCGACCAGTTCCCAGGTTGTCGAGCGAATATCGAGGTTGGTTTCTTCCTCGATCAACTGGGCGGCAGTGAGAATGAGGGTCTGTAGATAGGTGTCTTCGGCCGTACTGTCGATGCGCAAGTGTGTCTTCGCTTCGGCCACACTGACCGGCAACGTCGCAGATTGGGTAATGAGTTTCAGCATACCTGTATGTATCCGTGCCAAAAGAAAAGGGCCGGTCAAGAACAACCTGACCGGCCCCAACTCAAGCAAAGCAAAAACGGTTAGCCCGCTGCGTGCAGTGCCAACACCTTGCAAGCGTCAGCATTCAACATCACGCCGTCAGCACGGGCGAAAGCCATCACGCCGATTGCGGCCTGATCTGCGAATCTTTCCCGTAGCACGGTGATCGACGGGGCGGCAACGTCACGAATGACGTAGCGGCTATGGTCGCCGAATGTAATCACCTTCTTTGTTGCGGCGATTTCTGGCATCTGGTTGTTGACCACAATCGGCTTGCCGAAAAGGGTTCTCGGGGAACCGGCTGCAACGTTGCCGAAGTCAGTGCCCAGGAACATCGGTCGATCATTGCCGTCAACCAAGGTCTTTTCCAGGTAAGCGAAAGTCGAGTCGTGCATCATCCAACAGGCGTTGTCTCTGTATTCCGGGTCAACGCTGTGGTACAAGTCCAACAGTTCGCCATAGGTGATTGCCGTTGCTGCGGCGGTTGTGACGCCGACTGTGCAAGACGGAACCAAACCCTTCGGCTGTGTCGTGCCCACGCCGACTGTGAAGTCTTTGTTCAAGCGTCTTCCGATGCGAGTTGCCAAAGCGTCACTGATTACGGCCGTCACGTCGAGTTGCGCATCTTGGAGCAATTCGTAAGATACCGGGAAAATGTTGCTGCGATACGTGAAAGACCCCACGGTGACGGTCGTAAATGTCATGGGGAGGCTCGCCTGTGCGGTGTTTTCCCCAACGATTTCTGCTTCGTTGGCGGTGTCGTCATTCACGGCCCAATGCAGCGGGTTGCCGTTCGCTGTGTTGATGCTGGTTGCAACCTGACGAATGCCTTGGTATGCCTTCAGTTTCTTGACGAGTTGCTGGAAGATTGAGCCGTCAATCAGTTCGGGGCCTTGTCCGGTCGTTCCCAGGTCTTGACCCAAATCGGTTCTGACAATGAACCGGTCACTATTGATGTTCACTCCCAACTTGTCGGCGGCGTCTTTCCATTCGCTGCGAATCAGGTGATCGCTGGCCGGGTTGTTGAGCATGAAGGCTCGGAAGGCATTGTCAACGTCTCGCTTGTCGATCTTGGTGCTAGTCTTGACGCTGCGAACTACGGCCGGGGCGCTGATGCCCTTCACCTTCTGAAGTCGTTCAGCGGTGGCAATCTTCTTTTCCAGGTCGGTCTTCTTGTTGTCCAGTTCGTCGCAACGGGCCAACTCTTCGTCATTGAAATTGCGTTGTTCTCTCTCGATGGTGTCGGCCAACTCGTTCAGTTCGTTGACGGTCTGGCCCAATTCCTCTTTCAGTGATTTTGTGTCAAACATTGATCCTCTTGGTTGTGTTTTCCCGCAACTGGTCAGCGCTGGGGCTGACGGGGCACTTGGGCCGCATCATTGCTCACGGGTATCTATGAGGATCAACCAGAATTTCTAAAACGAGAAAGGCCGGTCAGGGTAAATGGGGTTCACCCTGACCGGCCCGACAAATGATGACTATCCTGTTGTATGTAGACTTATCACCTACAAAAAAGAAAGCGGTCTCTGCTACACACAGAGACCGCCTTGCCACATAGGAGATAAAACTAATGCTTCCAGGATTATCTAGGGTGCCTCCCCATTTTCTTCAATCGCTTTTCGGTTTCTTCCCTCGCCTTCAACCACTCTCTGTATTGGCGGTTGCATTCCTCGCTGCGCATCAGGGCCGGGGCTCCCTTGTACGCCGGGGAGTTGACGGGGCCACAGTCCCGCAACACCTTGACGCCGACAAGCCATGCAATGTGCTTTCCAGCTTCCTCGGTGTAGCGGTACTGTGGGCCCATCGCCCCGAATGAACTCCCACGTATCAGACCCTTCTGAATCTTCGCCTTGACGCTCTGGTGCTGTGGGTCTTGGGGATCGAACGGCACAGAGTAGCGCAATCCCTTTTCGTCGGTCTTCACCACTGCGCCGGTCTCGGTGTCAGACAACACCCAATCATCCGATCGGTTGTAGCGAACCTGTACGTTCTGCCGTTGGTCCAGGGCGGCGTCAAAGGCCCCTGGTTGAATCCGTTCATAGAGGTTGTCTCCCAGGTGGTACTGTGTCTTCTCGGTGCCGTCATAGTAGACGCTGGCCCAACCAGTGATTTCCTGCTGACCGTCTCGCTCGATGATTTCGGCCTGTTGTTCTGTATGTCTCTCGATTAGTTCCATAGCTCCTCGCTCAACTGGTCGGCGCTGTACCGTTGCCAGACTTGTTCATATTGTTCGGGTAGGACGTTGGCGATTTCTTCCTGCATTCGATTCAACAGCTTGTCTGTGAATCGCTCGGCATTAGGCCACACTCCCAGGTGATCGACAAAGATTTCTCGATGATCGGTCAGCGTCAGCTTGCCCCCTTCAACCGATTTCCTGACCCTGTTCAACAGGCGTGAAAGGGCCTGTCTTGTGAGGGTCTTGGCTCGTTCGTCGGGGTTATTGTTTACATTGTCAACAATTCCGGCGTCTGATCGCTGCGGTTGTGGTTCCTGTTGTGGTTGCTGCTGTGGTTCTGGTTGCTGCGGCGGTTGCTGTTGTGGAGGGTCTTCCCCAGCAACGGCAATGTTGGCGGGTCGTCTCCATTCCTGCTTTTCGTCCCTGTCGGTCGGAAGGTTCAATTTCTGTCTTGCTTCCTCCCATGACAGCAATCCGTTGTTCAACTCGGTGACAAGCAATTCAATCTTGGTCTTGGAATCCGGGGTCAACAGGGATTCTCTGTCGAACTCGATGTACCTCGAACCGGTTCGCTTTTCATACTCGGTCAACAGCTTCGCCTCTGCCTCCTGCTCGAAACTGCAAAACAACGGGTCCAGGCAATCAGACAAAAACGCCTGGGATTCAACTTCCAATGATGAATAGCTCGTCTGCACTCTGGCCCCCAGCTTGTGCGGCGGGATGTTGAAAAGTTGGCTGACGGCTATGATGTCGGCCTCCCTGGATTGAACTAGCTGGGCGTCTTCAGCGTTGGCCCCCGTCTCATTCACCTTGGAACCACTGGGGACAAACCGGTCTTTGTGGGCATTCACCAATCCGCCATACGCTGCCATCCATTCCTTGACGAACTGTTGGAGTTTCTGATTGTCTTTCACCACTGGCGGGAGTTCGATGTAGATGCGACCGGCGCAGTTGTTCTTGAAGTAGGTTGCGGCGTACTGCTGTAGCGCCAGGGACAACCCCAGGGCGTCTCTGGCAATCTGTATCAATTCATCGCCAACAAGACCGTCCCCGCCGAAGTCCCGCCAATGAAAAACGTCTTCGGCCGGTAGACCGTAGATCGTGCCGTTGATGGTCGTCTTGTAGATCGGTTCGCCGGTTGTGGTATCAACCCATGTACTCTGTGGGTTCAGAATCAGGAACTCGGTCGGCGTCCCGTAGGCGTCACGAATGATGTAAGAATAGGCGTTGTCATACACCAACCGATAGGCGGTCAGTTGGTAGGCCCAATGAAACGGGGTATACAACCGGCTCGGCTTGCGATTCAACAGAACGTGCGCCGGGTGCGATTCGTCTTTCTCTCGTCCGTTTGATTTCTTGGTGAAGACTGGGCGGGGCGTCTTGGCTACATAACCGGCAATCAGGGTGACTGCCTTTCTGATAGCCGGGTGTCCCATCACGGCATGGTAGCTGACAGGGATTCCTGACGCTGCCTGTTGTACAAACAAGTCATAGGCTCGGGGATCGTTCAGACTGACGGCCGGATTCTCAAGGGAACGCTGGATTTTCTTTCTTCGTCGCATGAACTATTTAGCGGTTCCGGTGTCAGAATCCCTCTCGACACCAATCAACAGGCGGCGTCTGTGGCTCCTGTGGTCTCTGCATTTCTTCCCATTGCTCGATCCACTCCCGCATTTGTTCGACTTCGGTGTCTTCAATCCAAGGCTTGCTCCTCACAATACACCTACCAACGGCCCATCCCAGACCGGTTCTTGTTCTGTCAGGAAGTGTGACAGACCGATGATGCTGGAAACAACAAAGTCAATGCGGCCTCTACTCCGAACCTTGTCAATCGTCACTCGTTCGTGTTGGTCAATCCTGGGAACACAGTTGCCGATACACCAGTCAGCACAGGGATTCTTGTTGATGCGGATTTTCTCCTCTTTTATCAACCGCTCGAAGAATCCAGTAGGTTCGGACATCGAACCGGGATGTTGGCCTACCTCGATCATTTCCACCCCTTCGGCTTCCAGGTCTTGGCGGAACAACTCGGCTCCCCACGGATCGTACCTCACCGGATGCGGGCCGAAGCGAAGTTGATCCTCCAGTATCTTCGCCTTGATGACACTGGGGTCGATGACGTTCCCACTTGTCAAATAGATGTTGTATTCAGGGTTGCGAGACCACACAGAGGCAATCGGAATCCTGTCGGCCTTCTCTTTCTGGCGGGCCAACTGCTCGGGGGAAAAGATTCTGGGACACAGGTAATACAAGTCGTCTTTCTTCACAATGACAGTCAGGGCGCAGAGGTCGCCTTTCATGCTCAAGTCCAGGCCAGAACAGACAACCTGTTCACCATACAACTCGGATTCGTCGAAGGTCGCATGGCATTTATCCCAGTCGGTTTGACTCACCCATGCGCTGGCGCTTCCCACGAACTGTGTCAAATACCATGTTCGGAAGGCGATTTCATCGGCGGCCGATCCCTTCGCCTTCTCGAACTCGTCTCGAAAGAACTGCAAATCACAAGTGCCGTTGGGTTGTTCGTCTGTGCGGAGACTGGGAAGGCACTGAATCCAGTTCGCTTCGTCTTTCCAGTCTTTGCTTTCGTCCAGTGAGTACACCAACGGCAGTGTATACGGGTCGATGATTTCACCGGACAGGATTCCCTTGGCTCGCTGAAACAACTCGAACCCAACTGTTTGTCTGGAAAAGTTGGCACTGGAGAGAACCAGTGTCAAAGGATTCACCCGGTTCGCCATTGAACCAGTGAGACGATCCCAGACAACCCGGCCGTCATGCTCGCTCCATTCACAAACCTCGTCGGCAATGAGGCAGGAGATATTTTTGGAACTCTTGCCTGTCGGTTCAGCGCTAACACATTGGAACTTGCTTCGGTTCCTGCGGTCTTCGATGGTCTTCAGGTGACGCCGCAACCAAAACCGTTCTGCGCCCTGGTGCTCCTCTTCGTGGAGTGGCCCCAGTTCCACGTAATCACAGGCGAAGTTGTACAGACTCAACGCCTGATCGACTGTGGACGCAACAGAGATTACCTCGCTTCCTTTCTGGGCCAGCATTTCTACAAGGCCCAGCGCCGCCATCAAAGCGGTTTTTCCTTGGCGGCGGGCTAGAAAGACAAGTGCCCTGGTGAACCGGCGTAGTCGTTCACCATTCGGGCCTCGCTCTGGTCTGTACCAACCGTAGATCGGTCGAATCAGTTCGTCATACTGCCAGTTGAGGAGCGAAAGCGGCTTGCCGTCGAAGGGGGCCTTGCTCTGAATTGCATTGGATTCAATCCACTGTTTGATACGTTCGGGCACAGTCGGGTCAAAGTAGCAACCTCGCTTGACTGCCTCTTCATCACTCTTGTTCATTCCCCTCCCTGGTTCCAGTCGGGCAGCAATGAATCAGCGTCAGGGGCGACAACATAGGCGGCAACTGGTCGCAGTCGTTGCTTTTGCTCCTGCTGTCGTTCTACCCGTCTGATGCGACCATGCAACATGGCCAGCGCCAGAGCAATGAACGTGATAATGGTTCCAATCAGAAGTCTTTGAGTTGTGGTCACTGGCAACCCCCGAAAAGATTGTCAAGTGTGGTCGGCCGTTCCTCCAGCAAGGCGTCAATCTTCGCTGTGGCTTCCTCCAATGCCTTGATTGTCTCCTGTGTCTCCCGGTCCAGCTTCGCTTGTTTCCAGGCTTCCCAGAGGCCCACACAGAAATTGCTGATCGACAACCCGTTGTCTCTGGCGTCTTGCTCCAAATCCCGATAGTCGGCCTCGGTGACTCTGAACGTCACCCGTCGAGTTCTGTTGTACTTCATGCAGTATGTATGAACTCGGTGTCACTTTTGGTGACGGTTTTCTCTGGAGGCAGGTAGACGGCCGGGCGAAAAATCTGTGCGAAGCCCCAGGGCGGGCCGTAAGCGCAACCCTCCAAATCCCCGACCGGCTATCCCTGCCTTCCAATGGCCCTAGCACGCCTCCAGTTGCGTTCAGATTGAACTCACAGCGTCTATCGAGTGACGATCATACGTCGCTTCTAATGCGGTGCTGGGCGGTCACTCGCCCCTTGCCGTCCTGATGCTGTGGCATTGATGACACAGACTTCGACAGTTGCCCTCGTCATACATCAATGCACTGTCGCCCTGGTGCTTCTGTACGTGATGCACTTCGGTTGCGGCCTCTGTGATCCCACGCTCAAGACAATCGGCGCACAGCGGGTGATCGTCGAGATATGCTTTGCTGAACGCTGGCCACTGTCTGGCAACTGCGCCGTATCGCTTGGAGTAGAACGGCCGTTGCTCTTGGCGACAGTTGCAATCAGTCTTGTAGCAACGGGGGCAGGATTTCTTTGCTCGGGTTGGCATCAGAGGAACAAAGGGGTACGCTTCTTTCGGAGCCAGTAGCGGCGGGTTGCGGTCTTTATCATGCGCTCCCTGTACTTCAGGTAGTGGGCTCGGTTGAATTGGTATGTTCTGACTGTCACGTTTCACCTATCAAGACAAAGACCCTGGATTGAGTCCAGGGTCTTCGGGGTTGTTGAGGGATTCGAGGGTTGATGATGCACTGTCCCTCACCTGTATTGTAGTATTTCTGTCATTGAATCTTTTCGACCATTCCCGCAACTGGTCGGCGTTCAACGTCTCCACAGTTCTCGCAAGTCTCTTCAAGGTCGGGCTGACCTGCGCCTCCGAATACAACTGTTGTATTCCGATGCTGCACCGACTTCCTTTGCGCCGGTTGCTGGTCGTATCAAGTAGCTTGAGGTTCCTCGGGTTTGATACGATTTCGAGCGGAACCTGTCGTTGGTACGCCTTTCTGATACTGAATCGGTGATCCAGTTGTTGATAGGCGGTCTGACCTGGGAAGTAGTGCGGCCTGACGATCATCGCCAGGAGTCGGGCCCTGGATTCATAGAGTCCCTGTGCGGTGGATTCGTACTTGATACGCTTGGCTTGTTTGCAAGCGATACAGAAATGGTCTTTGTGGTCGGGGTTGGCAGTCCTGCGCCAGAAGTCGGATAAAGGTTTTTCCATTCCACAGCCCCAACAGGTCTTGTTGGGTTCGTGCATCATCAACAGTATTTACACTCTCGGTGTAGAAAACTGTGGTTTCAGTCTCAAAGTCGCTTCTGACGGCCGGGTGTGTTGGTCTTTGTGGATTCAGGCGGCCAGTGAAAACCAACTTTGAGGCCCAAAGTCCGACTTGATTGTGGTTTCATCCAAAAAGTGTTGACCGTTTGCGGTGAAAAATGGACAATGCGTACTAGATAAGACAAGCACGCAAAGACAGCCAACAACAAATCAGTATCCAAAAGGCCGGTCGAGGTAGCGTGCTTGTATGCTTCGACCGGCCTTGTCTTTTTTGTTGTTGGTGATGGCATGGAGACAGTTGGAGACTGGTTCCTGCCATGTTGTGATTGAGAACGATTCAAGTTGCATCTGCGAATGACCACAAAACGAAATGATTCAGTTCAGGGTTATGTCATTGAGCATATCGCAGGAGATTCGAGCGCAACAAGAATCAGTGCCACCTGACCCATATGTCAGGTTCGTAAAGGGGAGGAACCTCGGGGGTAAGCATAGCGTCTGACTCGAAACTGACAACCCAAGCAGCTATGTCCTAATGTAATGTGGTGAAACGTCAACAATACAATCGTCCGCAATGTCTACCCTGACAACGGGCGACCGATACCAACAAAGTAGCGCATTACACCTGACTGGAGACCAACATCTTCAGTTGCACAGTACCAACCACACAACGAACAAATCACTACGCCAGTTGCCGCCAATTACTTCAAGTAGCTTTAAGTAGCTACTAGGTATCGGGGGTAATGGGGCTTGGTCTGTACATGGAAGGAAAGACAATGACTACTCGACAAATGGTCAGGGAAGACCAACAGAATAGAGAGCACTTGCGGAGCATCGCCAGGGATGACACAGGGACACCAGAGGAACGAGAAGCATTAGAGCGACTGTATGAACGCAACTGGGTCTTGATTCATACTGGCCGATCTCCGACCGGATTCCTAGACCACCACAGCGCAGTCAAGAAGGTCGAACGAGAAGCATGGCGAATCCTCGGTCGCCAGAGAAGAGGCATGTTGTCGGCTGCGTACCTCGCTGTTGCACGTCGTTTGCCTATGCCACGAACAACGCAGTCACAGGTGTATGAAGTGTCGCCGGTCAACTGGCAACGGTATGGATTCTGAAGTCATGGGGCCTCCAGGGTGTTTCTGGGGGCCCTGTTGCTTTGAGTTGTGACACCGACTATGTTGTCTTGCTGGTCGTCCATTCCACAACCGGGAGTTGCAGAACATGGCGAAGAAAAAGAAACGGGGGATGCCCAGCAAGACTTGCTGGAATTGCGGAACTGTAATGCACGCCAAGAAGACTAGCTGTCCGTCCTGTGGTAAGCCGCAGAAGAAAAAGGACGGACCAGCCCCCGCACCGGCCCCGAAGTACAAGCGGCGGCAAAAGGCGGTCGAACTGATGGCCGATCCTGAATTGAAGCCGAAGAACCAACCGCACCGAGAACCGCCTGTACAGATTGGGCTGCGAACCAGTATTGATATGCTGGTCTTGGCTCGGGATTTCGTAGACCAGTACCACGACGGAGACCCTGAAACCGCCCTCGGTGAATTGCATACGGTCGGCAAGCTGATCGAGCAATGCGGCGGCTATGAATCCTGCAAGTCGGCCGTTGAAGCAATCCAGCGTATGCGAAGGACAGCGAAGGAAGAGGAACCGATTCCCACAGAATCGGCAGTGTCGGCCTCGCTGAAACGCTTGAAGGGGAATCCTCCTCCCGCCAAGAAGTGACACCAGCGCAGACAAAGCCCCCATTACATCGTTGGTGTAATGGGGGCTTTGTGTTTTCAGAGGACGGGGAGTGTCTTTATCTCTTTCACTCCCCGCAAGATGGTATGGAAATGCCAGTTTGTTTGCTCACGAACGAGAACCTCTGTGCGGTACAATCGCAAATCTCGTTCAGGAGGTACAGTGCCATCATCGAGGGGCCACTGTCGCAACGTCTGTTTGGGTCCAGGAACCAACGCCAATACCCGCTGTTGGCCTGACTTGAAACAAATCTGAATGAATGCCGCCACTCGACCAGCGGCTTTGTAGGGCAGAATCCAGATTGATTCAATGATGGCGGCCAGCATCCCACGCAATTTCAATCGTAGGGCCTCTAGCTCGCTTCCTGTGGTGCTGTCAAGTAATTCAATGACTGATTGGGTCTCGGTGATCGGCTTCGCATCCTGAACGGCATGGGATTGCTCCAGGGCTAATAGTCGTTTCTTCAACTCGGCTCGTCTCGTTTCCAGGCTTGACACTGCTTTCAACAGTGTCTCGATGTTCCCGGCCGTCTCCAACTTCTCTTGCAACTGTGACAACCGGCCTTCAACTCCCGACAGTTCACCCTGTAAGGCCGCTAGCTCGCTCCCCACAGCATCGTCGGCGTCAAGTAGATCGCTGGCCTTGATCTCTCGCAGGAAGTTCAGAATGACTGATTCAACGTCCGGGTAGTTCAATGTCAGGCCGTCGCTTCCTGGAATCTTCCGAATGTGGCCATAGCTCACAAGTCGGCGTTGTTGGGTTCCCTTCCCGTTCGGCATGACGGAGACTTCGTGTATCTTGTGTCCGTCTCGGGTGTTGTACAGGATACCGGCAAACAGATTGCAGAATCCTTTGCTGACGCCCCGCTTGTGATACCGTTCTTTTCGTGCGGCCTGTGCTCGCAACCACAGGCTTTCATCAATGATCTTGGGATAGAAGTCTTTGATTGGATCAATGCCAGAGACAGGAACCCGCTTGCCGTTCTGGAAGGAATAGGGAACCCACTCCCCCAAGACAGCCCTGTCTCGAATCAGGTTGCCGACAAATGCACTGTTCCACCTTGTACTATGGCCGAATGACGGGATATCCTTCTGCGCCAGTTCTTCGATGATACGATGCTCGCCCCAACCCTCAACAGTTCGCTTGAAAATGTGCTTGATGGTCTTTGCGGCCCCTGGGATCAAGTCGTACTGTCGTTTCTCTTTGTTCCAGGTCAACCAACTGCGAGAACGCTTGTTGACGATTTCCCCGTTGACAGCTTTTGCTCGGACACCTTCCCACCAACGAAGATTTCGTTCTGATTTCTTCCGGCTCTCTTCATAGGCCAACTGGAGACGCAACACGATTGACAGGGTTCGTCCCATGTCATTGATGTTGGTATGGTCAGTGATTTCTTCCGGGTCCAAGGTAAGTACCCTGACACCAGCTTCAACCAATTCAGAGACGATCCCCGCCACCTTCATAGCGGGTTGACGGCTGAATCGGTCGATGTTTTCCAACATCAAGATTGAACCACGCTTGATCTTCCCGGCCTTTGCCAGGGCGCAGAACTTCCCCAGGTCGCCTTTTTGGGGGTCCAGGTTGTGGCCATGAAACGCCGACTTGCCGAAGTCCTTCAGCTTCAGCGTTGTGTCTAGGCTGTGCTCTGGGTGTCGGGCCATCCAGTCAGCCCCCATCTTCGACTGACGCCGGATGGAATCACCCTTGAGTTGCTTGCGGTCAGAGAACCTGATATAGCTGTAAACGGTCGGCATGGTGCGGGCCCTCCAGGCTGGATTGTATCACATATGCGTAGTGACCACATTAGAGGGCCGTTGTTGGACCGGATCGACATCCACCTGGAGGTGCCGGCGGTGCCGTTTCGCGAGTTGTCGGCGGCCCAGGCGGGCACGTCGAGCGCC